CGCGATCGGCCCGGCCGGTGTCGCGTTGCGGGCCTTCTGATTGGTAGACGTCCTGGCATTCGTCCCGGCGAGCAGAGCGGCCGTGTAGGTTTCAACGGTGTAAGTCCAGACGCCAGACGTGAGCGCGTGAGCGGTGATTTTCAACCACACGTCCAGTTGGGTGGTTCCGGGTGTGTAAGGCGTTTCGCCCTCGGGAAGGCCGCGTTCGAGCGTCGCCTGGCGGATCTGGCGCAGGTCTGCGACGAACCGATCGGATAGGCTGTTGGTGCGTCGTTTTGCCATTAGATTAGCGCTGTGAATGCAGCCGATGCGTACGGCGTCAACGTGATCAACGCTCCAGGCGTCGCGGCGGTCGCTTGGGCAATGCCTGACGCGTCGAGCGGCCACGGCATATCGACCGGCGTCCCGTCCTCCCCGACGATCCGTGTAGGCTTGGTAAAGACTTTTTCGTACAAGCCGCGTGACTCGAAGACCTGATTCCAGCCATCCGCTTTGGCTTCAAACCGCGTGACCAGTTCGCGATACTTGATCCCGTTCATTTCCTTGATCGCACTGAGTCGCGGCGGTTTTGCTTTGAGGGTTCCCACGGCATAGTTGCGACCGTCGATCGTGACAATAGCAGAGTTGATTTTCAGGCCGTCCAGATCGCTGAACGATTCATAGGTGGCATAATTTACAGTGTGCGCCACGTTCTTTTTGACAGTGAACGCGAGTTTACCGGCGTCGCGCGTCGGCAGTTCTCCGAACGGCTCGCCGGCGGTGGTAATGGCGTACTTTGGCGTGCCTGATCGATCCTTAAAATAGGTTTCGCTGCTGTCCTGTGGGTCGTATTCAACTTCGATTGGCATGGCGAGCGGATTTTCGTCGATCGTGCGCGACGAATCGTAGCTGGCCGTCACGATCCAGACGTGGCGCGTGTCGTCGCCGGCGGCGGCGTTCCGATCGACGCACTTGAAGCTACTCCCGGCAATCTCGCCCGGATAGAGACTTCCGATCGTGAGGCCGACGCCGTCCGACGGCGCAGCGGCGCAAGCGGCCTCGGCGGCGGCGGGCGTTGACGGTTCGGACGCGATCGCCTGGTAGACAATCGTCCCGGTCCGCTTCCCGGATTCGGTGCCACTTGTCCATTGTTTTCCCAGCGGTTTAATATCCCAAGTGACGGGCATCTGGCACTCCTATGCGGCTTCGCTGAGCGTGAAGCTGTTGTCTTTGATCGCGTTGATGATTTTCAGCACTTCCTCACGAATAACGGTCGCGAGGCCGTCCGGGCTGGCATTCTTTCCCGACTCTCGCGCAGCTGACTGGGCGATCGACGACGGCTGCGCGAGTGAAGACCCGCCGCCAAAGTCCATGATGGAGCTACCAAACGCCGCCTGGGCGGAAAGCTGCAACGCTTCTGCTGATCCGGCCACGACCATCGCAAACGACTGTGCGACGTTGTCGGCTTTGGCCTTGGTGTCGTCCAGTGCGGAGTTGACCTCGCTGGTATCTGGAGCGGGGATGATCGGCGGCGTGATCGCGGGAGTTTCGATGTTCAGGGCGGGACTGTTGCCAATCTTGAAAGCGTTGCTGATGCCGCCAGCGATAGCAGCGGCCGCATCTTTGGCGGTCTGATTTTGTTTGCCGAGATAGTCGGCAAGGCCGTTGCCAAGGGCGTCGCCAAGTGTTTTGGATTGGTCCGCCAGCGACGCTTCCAGCGGTCCGATCTGGCGCTCGGCGATATTGGGCATTTCCTTGATCGTGTTCTCAAAGCCTTCAAGCAAGCCTGTCCACTTGAAGTTGAACCCATCGCCTTTCAGAAAGCTCCAAAGCGCCTTCGCGAAGTTGGCGGTGTTTGCCCCGATGTTCGACCACACCGTCTTGTAGAAGTTCCAAACGGTCGTGAAGACGTCGCGCCAGTTGTTTGCGAACCACGTGAGCACGCCGGGTATCACGTCCGTGAAGACGTAGAGGAACTGATTCCCAATTTTGACCACTTCATAGGCGATCGACACACCTACCCACGCGGCAACCGTGCCAAGGTTGTTCAGTCCGAACGTGACGACGTTGATCGCCAGCGTGACCTGGTCCATCATCCACTGCGTCGCGTTCGACACATTTGCCCAGACGTTGCCAACGCCGGTCCCGGTTTCGGCTGTCTTGAACCCAAGTATGTCCATTGCCCACGTCCAGGCCGCGGCGAGACCGGACGCGACGGTGCTGACGACTGTCCACACCGCGCTAAAGACGGTCGACGCCAGACCGTAAATCGATACCCAATAACTCGTCGCTGTCTCCAGCATCGATCGCCAGTTTTCCGACACGAACCCGACGATGCTGGATACGATCGGCGCGGTGACCGAGTAGACGGCGTTCCAAGCCCAAATGGCGACGCTGGTGATCCCGTTCCACACCGATCGGGCGATGTTGAGCGCTACTGGCAGGTAGGTCTTGACCACGCTGACAACGCTTTTGCCCCAACCCGTGACGATGTCGGCGCCGAACTTCAAAGCTGGCGCAATAGCCACTGCGATCTGGCGACCGACGCCGACGAATGCGGACTTAAATCGGCTGACAGCGTCGTTTGCGGCTTCGACTTTGGCGGCGTCGAGGCGATTGAACGTTAGTCCTAGCTCGTCCGCTTCGGTCTTCATGGCCGCAAGGCCTGCAGATCCTTCTTTCAGCAGTGGCAAGAGCTGTTGTCCACTCTTTCCGAAGATGTCCTGGGCGGCGGCGGCGCGTTGGGCGGGGTTTTGGATCGAATTAAGAGCATCTCCGATCGTTCCGAGTTGCTGGTCGAGCGGCATATTGGCCAGCGATTCCCATTTCAGACCCAGATTATCGAATGCGGCGACGGCAGCGCTCGATCCGCCGGCCGCCTCGCCCAGTTTATTGAGTAGCTTTTCGCTCGCGCCGGCAACGGATTCCTGCGACACGCCGCTGAGGTTTGCGGCGTGATTCAGACCCTCTAGGGCTTGGGTGGTGATGCCAAGACGATCGGCCAGTTTCCCCGAAACGTCGATCGCTTCGAGCTGGCTCTTGACCAGCAGTCCGATTCCCGCCGCTCCGCCAATCGCGCCGATCGCGGCCCCGATCCCAGTGAACTTCAGCAGAGTCGAGCCTGCGCCTTTAATCGAAGATTGAAACTTCGTTATGGTATTCTGCGCACCGCTCATTGCCCCCGAAAACGGCGACGTCACGCCACCCAAGATGACGTTGAGACTGGAAATCGTTTTACCCATGCTTCACTTCCCGGTTGTTCGGACCCGTTCTTCGATTCTCGAGCGGCTCGCCAGCGCTTCCCACCTGGCACACTCCGCGGCTTCGCTGTGGGTAGCTTCTGCATTGGTGCGCGGCGTGAATCGCTTCGGATTCAATTTCCGCCTGGTGCGAACCTGCGCGATCCAGAACGCGATCCAGCCAGCAACAAGTTGAAGGGCGTTCCACCCCGTCGGCTCTAGCGTGAAGAAATCGCACCACTCAAGGAACTGGTCTTCGTCCAGTTCGCTCATGAAACGATCGACGTCTGACCGCTGGAACGCATGCGCAACCCGCATTGCGCTTCTCCGCCTGGCATCACTGCGCAGGCGGATCAGTCGTTTTTTGGTTGTGTCTTGATCCCGCTGAACGTGAGGGCTTTGGTCGCGATCGCGTCAACCAGTTCGTGATCCATCTTTTTGATGTCGGCGTTGATGTCTTCATCCTTGAAGATGGGATTTCCGGCTTCATCTACTACGCAGCGCGCAACAATGAACCGGCAACCTTCAAGCGACTTTTCGTCGCCTTTGTAGTTCTTGTTCATGTACTCGACTTCGTCGGCAGTGAGTTTTCGCACCTTGGCGACGATCTCGTCTTCAATTTTTACGTCATCGGTTTTTTTGGCGTTCGGACGCTTCAGCAGTGTTTCACGGTTCATTTTGTTCCTTCGGTTTGGAGTAATCGGGGTCAAGATTCGATCGTGACGGTTACGGTGCAACGAACTTCACGAATGTCATCGCGCCCGAGCATTGCATCGACGCTTCACAGACGAGCGTGTCTTCCTGCTCCGCTGGTAGGTTGTTGGCGGTGATGAATCCCTTCCACTTCGCGACTGACCCATCGGGGAGTGTCAGCCGCCAGAACTTGGTTGCGCTGGCACGGGTTGCCGGGACTTTTGCGAGCGCATAAAGCGTTTCGACTTTCTCAAACTCAGTCATGGCGTAGTTGTAGGAGAAATCGAGCGTTCCGGGTTCGTACAGGCCGGGCTGGTATTCCTTGTGATAGTCTGGCGAGCTATCGTTGGTCTTTTCCGACGCGCCAAGTTCACGTTCCGGAATCGGCACGGAAACCGTGCCGAAGATTTGCGTGGGCGAAGTAAAATCCACGTCATCGGCCCATTCGAGCTTTTTGCCGTGGCCGATCTGATGTTCTGCTGGTGTGTAAGCCATTTTGTTGATCCTTTCGTGATCAGGTGTTGTCGCGGTGCTTGACGGTCATCGACACGATGAGCCGTGCTGTCGTTTGGTTCGCTCCCTCACTCTTCAGCGTTGTGGGGCCGAAGCGGGGTTGGTCTGTGAAGTGGATCAGTTCGATGCGCGTGCCATCGACCGTCCCTTTGTAGTTTTGTATGCCGCGTTGATCAGCATCCGCGTCGTTGGCGTTTCGCATGATCTTGCGCATCAACTCGCGGGCGGCGGTTTCGGTGGCGGCGTAGCTTTCGACTTGGTAGAGCGATGTCACGATGCCGGTAACACCGCCGTCGGTCAGTTCACGCGGGCCACCCAGATCCGTGTACGCCAGCCGTGGGATGTCCGTGGGCTTGGCGATCGTCGTTGTCGGCTTCACGTTGGTGATGCCGCTGGCGGTTTCCAGCAGGGTTGTGATCGCGTTGGTGATCATTGGCCCGCTCCCTTACTGATCTCGCTCGCCAGCACGTCGGTCACGCGTTTCTCGGCTTTGGGCATGGCTTCAGCGGCTGCGCGTCGCATGTATCCGCTCGGCGGCACTACCGTGCCGTCCGGGGCGGTGTGGCCTTCTTCAACGAGGTGATCGATGTTCGTCGGGCGACTCGGATCTTCGCTATGGGCTTGCTGTAGCTTTTGCACGTTAGCGCCGATCACGGCTGCGCGCCGCATGCCCTTACCAATGAGCTTGTAGTCTTGCATGCGTTTCAAGACGCCTTCATCGACCGGCGTGTCGTCCCTCACTGCGCGGCGCAACACGACGGCACCGGCCCGCACGGCCTTGGCGATCGCCCTCCGAGCGGTCTTGCGCTCAAGCTGGCGCAGCTTCTTGCGCAGCTTTTCGATCCCGCGAACCTGAATAAGCGGCCTTGCCATTACGTCGTCTCCTGGCAAAGCAAACGCAACTCGACGTGTGCGTCTTCAGGGTCAATGATTCCGTGGATCTGGAAGATGCGGCCGTTGAGGTTCACACGCATCGCCGGTGTGACCCCGGATTTGTAGCGCATCGTCCAAGTGACTGTGACGACGTGTCCAAGTTCCTCGCCGCGTGTCATTTCCTTGGCGCTGGCGGGGCGGCATCCACCCCAGCATGGCCAAAACAGCGTCCACACCGGTTCGCTTGGCTCGCCGTTCGGGAGCTTCGTCGTCGTCGATTGCTCGATGGCGATCCGCTTGTTGAGCTTGCCTGCTGGTGTCATGCGATCCCCGTTGCCCGCGATTTTCGGGCGTAGAAGTCAGCGAGGCTTTGTGGCACAACCGACACGGCGCGTTCGCTCACGCTCTCGCGCTGGGCGTACATGCTCGCGACGTGCTGGCGGATCGCGATTCGGATCGACGCATCGACCTCGGCGGCGGTCGCACGCCCGGCCGTGAAGACGACGCGCACCGGGTAAGTGAAGGATTGGTTGATGATCATCCGGGCCTGGCGTCCGGCGTGTTCCAGGTCAAAATCGGTGATGCTCGCGCTTGCTCCGTCTGTCACGCTCGTGATCGACGCCAGCGGCCCGCGGCGGAGCATCAGCGGTTCGCCGGCGTAGAACATCTGCTGGATCGTTTGCAGCATCAGCGAGCAATCCATCGACTCCTGCGCATAATCAACGGCGGCGTCGATCATCGACTCTACCAGCGACTGCTCGGTATCGACGTCGATCCGCAGATGCGCTTTGGCATCCGCCCATGCAACGGGCCGGTCCGCCGGCGGTGTGAGGATGATGAGTTTTCCCAATTCCATAGCGCGATTACCACCAGGCGACGAGTCCAGTTGCGGTTGTTCCGGTTGCCCATATTCGCTTCACGCGGATCGGGCAGAACTGACCGGCGGCCACAGACGCGAGTGTCACGGACGTGTTTGAGTCCGCCGGCGTTACGACCAGCGACCCCGATCCGCCGATGTAGACGCATCGCGGAATGACTTCCATGTCTTCCGCATCATCCGGCGTTACGGCGGCCGCGTGCGACACTGGTGACGACAAGTTCGGGATGCTTCCTGCAAATGGATCGGGCATGATGTCTCCTTAAAATCCGATTCCGATGGATGATGGCGGCGGCGGCACAACCAGGCTGCCGGCGGTGCCAAGATTCGATGTCCCAGCCGCTACCTTGTTGGCGGGTGCGGTCCATGCGGAGTTGGGACCGTAGAGCCAGTGTGCACCAGCGTCTACAGAAAATCGCCCTTCAACGACCGGGTTCAACACGGCTGCCGAGCTTTCGACA